CTCAGGTGTTGAAAATCACCAGCGGGTCTAAAGGCCGCGTTAAAAACGTGACAACCGACGTTTCTCACAGCACCAGCGCCTCAAGGGTTCTGATTCAGAATCTGCTGAACTTTGAAGTTGACACCATCATTCTTGGTTCGTCCGATACCCTAAATGGCGTTGTGCAACTTACAAACGCTGCAACTAGTACTGCGGTGACCTGCGGTCATTGCTGGAGGGAATATGTTGGCGGAGCCAGCACTTATTTTCATCCCATCATTAGCATTATTCCGTTCAACTCCTCTGCTGCCACTCTTGGCAATATGCGAACAAGCGTAACCGACGGTTCCAGCGGCACGGGATTTAGCATCAACCATGCTGCGGCTGGCGCATCTGACTATGTGTTTTACAAGGTGATTGGTTGGAAGTGCGCGACAAGGGCATCTAGCTGATGAACATTCCCCTCGACAAGGCCTTCCACTTCCTCGCCGGCTGGGCCATCGCCGCCACGTTCCAGTCCATGCCGCTCGTCGCTGCCGCCCTGGTTGCGGCGGCGGCCATCGGCAAGGAGGTCTGGGACAAGCGCGGCCACGGCACGCCCGAGCTGGCCGACTGCCTCGCTACGCTGGCGGGTGGCGTAGCCGCCATGGCGTTCGTCGCCCTGCTGGGGCTGGTGCCATGACCCCGGCGTGGCAGCGTAAGGAGGGGCAGAACCCGGAAGGCGGGCTGAACGCCAAGGGCCGCGCCTCGTACCATGCCGAGACCGGCGGCACGCTCAAGCCGCCCGTGAAGGGCGCACCGAAGACCGAGGAAGACCTGAAGCGTAAGGGTGCGTTCCTCGTCCGCATGGGCAGCTCGAAGGGACCGCTCTACAAGGACGGCGAGAAGACCAGGCTGAAGCTGTCCCTCGAGGCGTGGGGCCACCGCGGTGACAAGGCGACTGCCGTGGCCAAGGGCCGCCGGCTGCTGGAGCGGTACTCGCTCATGGACGCAAAGGAACACGGAGGCTCAGACGATGAGTAACCCAGCCAGCACCCGTGTGGCCGACGCCGCTGCCGCCACCAGCTCGCTCGGCTGGCTAGCCTCTGTCGCCACTGACACCCTGCCCATCTTTCAGTTGCTGGCCGCCATTGTGGCCATCGTGGCCGGTTGCTTCGCCATCGCCTACCATTACCGGCGGCTGCAAAAATGACCGCCTTCGACCGGGCGCTGGAACTGGTGCTGCGCCACGAAGGTGGACTGGTCGATGACCCGAGAGACCCCGGCGGTCTGACGAACTGCGGCATCAGCCAGCGGGCATACCCGAATCTAGACATTCGCAACCTATCGGTTGCAGATATTGCACTTATCTACCGGACCGACTACTGGGACGCCATTAAGGGCGACCAGTTGCCCGAGGGGCTGGCCATCTGCGTCTTCGATGCTGCCGTCAACATGGGCACCGACAAGGCCGTCAGGCTGCTGCAGAAAGCCTGCTCGGTGCAGGTCGATGGCATCCTTGGCCCCAATACCCTGCGGGCGGCCAGCCGCCTTCCAGATGCCGTGGCACGGTTCTCTGCGGATAGGGCAATGGCTTACACCGGAATCAGGAACTTCGACCTATACGGCAAGGGGTGGCTGCGGCGCACCATTGCCACTGCAATGGAGGCAGCATGACCCCAATCCTCGGCGGCCTGCTCGATGCTGGCCTGAAGATTCTCGACAAGGTCATCCCCGACCCGGCGGCCAAGTCTGCCGCGCAGCTTGAACTGCTCAAGCTCCAGCAGGCCGGCGAGTTCCGCCAGCTCGAGGCAGATCTGCAGCTTGCCCTGGCACAGACCAAAATCAACGAGGTCGAGGCCGCGGCTCCCGACGTGTTCCGTGGTGGCTGGCGCCCAGCTGCCGGCTGGGTCTGCGTGGCTGGCCTCGCGTACCAGTTCCTGTTCCAGCCGCTGGCCGCATGGTCCGGCAGCATTCAGGGCTGGGCCCCGCCGCCCGTGCTGGACCTTGGTGACTTGTACGGTCTGCTGTTCGGCATGCTGGGCCTCGGTGCCTACCGTTCGTTCGAGCGGCTGAAGGGCAAGGCCTGACCATGGCCGCCTCGAAGCGTCCGAGGCGGGCCAATATCCCCAAGCAGTTTCAGGTGATGGGCCACACCATTATGGTCAAGCGCATCCCCAAATCCCGGTGGAAGGCCGGCAAGAACTGCGTGGGGTATTTCGACCCGGCCCATCTGACCATTGCCGTCTGCTCTGGCTTCGCGCCCTCGGCACAGGAGCAGACCTTCTGGCATGAGGTCACGCATTGCATCCTGTTTGCCCTGAACTCCCCGATGTACGAGAACGAGGAGTTCGTGGATCAAGTCGGCGGGCTGCTTCAACAAATCATCAGCTCGATGGAGTGACCCATGCCAGCACCAGTCATCACGACCGAGGAGTTCGTTCGCCTGTGGAATCTGCACGGCAGCGCTGAGGGCATGGCAAAAGAGTTGCAAATCTCTGTCACCGGCATTCACTCTCGGCGGCGGCGGATTGAAACAAAACTTGGCATCAGCCTGAGAACGGCTAGCGGAAAGCGAACCGGTGGGAAACATACCGAAATTGCGGATCGCCGGCAGGCTCTGGCCGAAACCCGGCATACACACCTCGAACACGAGATGCAGCTCGATGTGGCGGATGGCGTGGTGGTGGTTTTCTCCGATGCCCACTATTGGCCGGGCATTGTGACCACAGCTCACCAGGCACTGGTCACGCTCATCAAGCGGCTGAAGCCCGTGGCGGTGGTGGCGAATGGCGATGTTCTCGACGGTGCGACCATTTCCCGGCATCCCCGAGCCGGGTGGGAGCAGCGTCCGTCCATGGCGCAGGAAATCGAGACGCTATGCCTGCGAATGCGAGAGATTGAAAAAGCCGCCGGCAAGTCGGATTTATATCGAACTCTCGGCAATCACGATTCACGATTCGAGAATTACATCGCGGCGAACGCGCCGGCGCTGGAAGGCGTCCACGGCACCAGCCTGTTCGACTTCCTCCCCCGCTGGCGAGCCGGCTACGTCCTGCACGTCAATCCCGATACGGACGGCTGGACGGTCATTCGGCACGTTCATGTGACCGGCGGGATTCACTCGGCCTACAACTCGACCGTCCGCGCCGGCACCCACTACGTCCATGGCCACCTTCACAAGCTTCAGGTGGTCCCGTTCGGTGACTACCGTGGCCGGCGGTACGGAGTCGATACCGGGACGCTGGCCGAACCGACTGGCCCCCAGTTCGCCTATGTCCAGGGCGGCCCACTCAACTGGTGTTCCGGATTCGCGGTTCTGACATTTCGGAATGGCCGGCTGCTCATGCCTGAGCTGTGCGAGGTAATCGACGGGCAGGCATGGTTCCGAGGCGAGAAAGTTTAACCTTGAAAATCCAACACCTGATGGACGATTTGCAATGAAAGACAACATCAACCCAGACCACTACCGCCGCGACGGTGGCATGGAGTGTATCGAGGCGATTGAGGCGATGGTGGCCGGCTGGCCGCCCGAGACCGCGTACCGGCTGGGCAATGTTCTGAAGTACCTGTGGCGGCACAAAGAAAAAGGAGGAACCGAGTCCCTCCGAAAAGCGATGTGGTATTTGCAGCGCGAGATCAGCGTGAGCGACGGAAGTACCAACTGACCAGGGCGAACGGCGCCAGCAAGATGATACTGGCAATTGCCACCAGACAAGCCGCTGCGACAGATATGGCCATGGCCATCTTCAGCGGCCAGCGCATTTGTCCCACACCATCCAAAGCCCGCGAACTGCTGCGGCTGCAACCAGTGCCAACACCAGCCCCCACACCAGAACGCAACCGGCCGTCAGAATCACGGCCGTCACCAAAATGAACGTCACCATCAGCGTTTCCCCCTGAAAAAGTACCAGTGCCAGAGAATGTAACCGGTCACCATACCGGCCAAAAACACCAGCAAAACATCTGTTTTGTTCATATCTGCTCCACCTGATTGATTCGCTCGCCAATCCAGCGCATGACCGGGACGGCCATGCTGTTGCCTAATGCTTTGTATCGGGGCCCGTCCGGGCATTCGCTGGCGGGCTTGTTGCGCCAGGAAATGTTGGTGTAGTTGTCGGGGAAACCTTGAAGGCGCTCACATTCCACGGGGGTAAGGCGGCGCACCTGCATAGCGGTAGCAATTGCTGGAAGCGGACGCCCTCCGCCAGTAGGGCTTCCCTTCAGCAGCGGCCCAGTAGCCTCATCCATGCCGTGCGCGTTGTTTTCGTAGTCAACGCCGCCGATGTACGGCTGAATGATAGTCGCGTGCGCTGCGTTGTCCCTTGCTAACGTGTGGCACGGGTCGCCCGGCTTGAGGTTCTGTTTGTTGATTGGCGCGGTGATTTGAAAGAAGTCATATGGTACGGGTTGA